CTCTCGCCTTCAAGGTGAAGGACGACGCAGGCACTAGCCATTTCAGCAAAGGCCAGCCGGTGAGTGTCACTGATTCCGTCTCAGGAGTCAGTTATACCGGGTTTGTCTCAGCGGCTATAGAAGACCGGGTGTCACCAAACACGCTCATCGTTACCGATATCGGCGCCAGGGACAATCACTACCTGGCTGAGAAACGAACCTACGATGGGCCAGAGGCGACGAACATCCTGGCCGGGGCGATGTTCTGCTTGATGCTCAACACGCTCAATAGTGAGGGTATCACCGCCAAATACGCAGTACGACGTGATACCACGCAGACAGACTTTTCAGCAGGGACACTTACCGGTGTAAGTGCGACCTCCAACGTCACCGATGGCGATTTGGAACTCGCCCCGGCAGGAACGAACGTCACACAGACCGACAACACGACCGCGCAATTCGCCGCTGGAACGCTGGCAAGCGTTGACGCGCGCAACAACCAGCTCAACCTGAAAGCGTACAACGTCATAAAATTGACCGGAACCTGTGCGATTGCTGGCAATAATGCGTTTCTATACTGGAAGATTTGGAGCGGTTCACAAGCAATTGTCGCCCTTAATAATAATTATATCGAATATGATGTGTGGATTTCTTCAACCAGCGCCTTACAGCAAGCAGCGGTTGATTTTGTGTGTACCGATGGTACATCGATGCGCGATTTTAACTCACAGGCCATTGTCGACCAGATTGGCTTTCCAGCGCATCCTGGCAGTAATCTTGCTGGCGTTGCGACCGACACCTGGTATCACCGTAAAATCGATATTACGGCGCTGGCTGGCAAAACGATTGCATTTCTGGATATCGCGTTTGAAGGCGACAACGTTGGCAATTATCAAGCATATTTCCGCAATGTGAGACTTACCAGTAACATTGGAACCATTACTACTTTTTATGACTCAACGACACATCCTTACGATCCACAAAACGCGCCGCTCCAGACGAGCGCACAAGTCAGCAATCAAGGATATTCTAATGTCAGCATTCAAACGATAACCGCATATGACCAATTCGGGTACCGCCTCAGTCCAGCTATCAGCATTGATGCCGTAAAGGTGGTGAATTCATCGCTTGTGGCCTGGTCTTCCGTAGTTCCCGCTGGTGTAACACCAAGCTCACAATCAGGGTCAACGCCCCTTATACCTGCCGGGACAACGCTTAGCATTTTGACGAGTATTGATAGTGAAGCGACCTGGCAAGGCGCTAGTTTCAATGCGCCTATTTCAACACTTGAGGCTGGCTTCAATGTGGCTGGTAGGAGCCTGTATACACAAATTGCGCTGGCGATCACGGGAACTACGCCAGAGATTACCCCTGCTGTATCATTACTTACCACTACGGTCACCACCGCTTATATCTCAGGGACGATTAACAGCATCACAAGTGATGCGCTGGTCACAGATTTTGCCGCCGGCACAAATGCCAATACGCAAAACTGGACGCCTGCCGGGCCTGCTATTCCAGCGTTCGGGGGTATTCATACCTCCATAGGCGTCACGCTGCTCGGCATGTTTTACGATTGGGACAAGCATTTCTATCAGGATCAGCAAAACACTTCGTTTCAAACGGTGTTTGGCACTTCACAGCCAAGCCAGGTTAACATTAAGCGCCAGCTACGCCTGGCAACCAACAGCGGAACCGATGTGAAGTCTCGCTTAGATGGCTATGGCTCTGGCGGGAATAGCTTCCAGAATTTCACGGCGCAAGTGCTGGTGCAGGTGGTTGCGCTGGCAGTTGGCAATAGCGGCATCGTGTACAGAACTACAGGATGGGTGAACGGCAACGACACCTATGCCTATTATGCCGGGCTTACGACTGCAGGCCCTATCCTCTATCGCGCGACCAACGGCGGGGCCTCTACGTCCACACTCATCGCCAATCCGGCGGTGACCTTGACTGCTGGCAACTGGTACACGCTCAAAGTCGTCGTCAATGGAACTAACCATCAAGTCTTCATCGATGACGTCTTGTATATCAACGCAACCGACGCGACGTATACGGCTACTGGACAGATTGGGTTGAGGCTCTATAACAATAGCGGCGGCGCTGCTATAGCGTTCTTCGATCACTTCGGCGTGGTTGCTACTCTGACCGGAACCTGGATTTCGCCAGCGGTCAGCCTTAACGCACTTACCACCATCGGCCAGAGCGCCGTGTTCTGGAATTCGATTGTGCCCAATGGCGGGAGCCTGATCTGTGAAAGCACGATCAATGGCGGCTCAACCTGGCAAGCAGTAGCGCAGGGCGGGCAGATCGGCAACCTGCCGCCTGGCACGAGCACGGTCGGTATCAGCGTGCAGTTGCGTTTCACTTTTACCACGCCAAACGCGAGCGTCACGCCGGTTCTGCAAGCGCTATCAATTTGGGCGGTAAGCCAGGTAACGGCATCGGGCAATCGTATAACGCCTGTGCTCTCCCTTGCCCCTGTTGGCCGTATGGGCTCCAATGTACTGTCCTGGAACGCAAACGTTCCGGCAGGGACGACACTGGGTATGGATGCGGGCCCGGATGGCACGACTTGGACTGATGTGTCGGCGCTCAACGGGCAGCCGCTCCCGGCCTCGCTCATGAAGGTGCAGCCCGGGCCGTGGTTCGATGCGTTCCCTGTTAACTCAAGTGCAAGTTATACCGCTACTTTCCTCACCGGTGGCGCGGTCGCTGCCTGGACATGGGATACAGCGAACAAGCAACTCGTCGGCGTGCAAACGAGCGGCATTGATGGCGTGCTGCAATATCCTGGCTTCACGACCTACGCGGATATGTTTGTGGAGGCTGATTTCAACTATAGCGACGATGGCGCTATAGTGGCGCGCATGGTAGATGCAAGCAATGCGTACTTTCTCTCAGTCCATGATAGCGCCGCATCCTCCGGCTCAAACACGCTCGTGCTGCGTAAGATCGTGGCCGGCGTTGTCTCGACGATAGCGGGGCCAACCGCTATTAATTTCATACGGGGTACTTATCACCGTTTCAGGCTGGACGTGCAAGGAACGACCATCAAATCATCTATGGATGGGGTGCAAATCCATTCAGTAACCGACGCATCGGTCACAGCCGCTGGCAAGGCTGGTTTACTGGCGGGTCAAGTGGCAGCGAATAAGGTTCAGGCGCAATCATTGCGCGTTGCGCCCTACGGTGATGACGTGACCGCCAAAAACCTCTATACCCGTCAACGCTTGGCAACCACCGATCCCACAGTCACACCCCAGGTGCTCGACGTGACGCTCTGCGTGTTTGGCAACACCATTGCAGCAGGCGTGCTCGTCCCACAGACGAACTACTACCACAACTATATCGACAAGAATAACGATGACCTGGCGAAGCGCTCGGGGTACTGGTGGTACTTCGACAAGAACAAGGCACCGTATTTCTTACCGTCGAATGCCGTCCCCGCGCCCTGGGTAGCAAGCGACGGTGGATCACCGGTTACAGGAATTCCGCAGGGCGATTTCATGGACGCGAATATCACCGTAGAAGATTCGAGCGACCTGTACCGCAACCGGCAAATCATCGAGAATGTGCTGGCCCCCGTCACGATCAACGAGACGCGCAAAGGAGACGGCGTTTCAACATCCTGGGTATTCGGCAATCAATGGGCGGGCGCTCCTACTATCACGGTGGGCGGTAACAAGGCGACCGTAGGCGTCAAGAACGTGGACACCGGCAAACAGTTCTACTACGCGGTTGGGGATAATACGATCACAGAAGATAGTTCCGGGCCGGTCTATGACCTGACGTCCACCTTGAACTTCTCGGGGCCGGGGCAATTCCTGACGTACTCACAGGCGGATAACCTGACAGAGCAGGCGGCGCTGGCAGCCAAAGAAGGCACATCCGGTATTGTGGTCATGGTGGAGGACGGAACGGGACTTACCAAAGCGCAAGGTGATACGCTGGCGCAGGATCGACTGAACCAGTATAGCGTGCGCGGGCGGTTGCTCAAAGCCACGACCAGGCGCTTTGGGTTAGCTCCGGGGCAACTGCTCAGTATCTTCTTGCCCGCGCACAACATTATCAACGGGCAATTCCTGATCAGGCAGATACACACGACGCTGACGACCGAAGGGCCGACAGGCAGTATGGTACAGCAGCCCTGGTACCAAATTGAAGCGATTAGCGGCCCAGACGTAGGAAGCTGGGAAAAGCTCTACCAGAGAATATAGAAGAGGGAAGAAGATGGCCGATACACAGGATATTCGCCCGATACCAGACCCAACTGTCTTGACGACAGCCGCGTCTGTCCGACTGGAAGAGATGATCCGCAACCTGATCCAGACGGAGATTGCGCACCAGCAGGAACTGTTCGAGGAGAAGATAGCGAAGATCGAGACGATGCTCAGGATGCTTGACGAGCGGAGAGCCGAACAGAAGAAGGACACGAAAGACGCGCTCGACGCCGCGCTGGCCGCGCAAAAGGAAGCGGTAGCGGCACAAACCGCCGCGTCGGAGAAGAGTATCACGAAGAGTGAGACAGCAACCATTGAGCGCATTAAGGCGGTCGAAACACTGCTGGCTACCTCAACCAAGGCATCAGATGACAAAATCGATGATCTCAAAGTCCGTATCGTCGCCATTGAGGCGAAGAAACAGGGCAACGTCGAACAGGTCGAGACGGCGCGCGCTGGTGGCATTGATACGCGGGGCAACCTGGCAACCATCATGAGTGTGATCATGGCCGTGATCGCGGTCGCCAGCATCATTATTGCTATTATCGTTGTGACCAGACCATAGAAAGGAACAACAATGTCACAGTTAGTAATCGCTCGGCGGTTGCCTGAGCCTGAACATCTCGTTAACTTCCTGGAATATCACAAAACCAGGTCACAAAAACCACGCAACTTTGAACAGTTCTGTGATATGGTCAGTGCCTCTAAAGATACCAGGTACGCAGGCAAGATCAAGGGTATCTGGGAATGGCGGCAATGGGATCCAAAAACGGGTGAGACACGCAAACGCGAATGGAACATGAACGTCGTCACCGATGATGGCGCGATTGAAATCCTCAAATGCGCTATCAACAATGCCGTGCCTGCCGCCGTCTTTAATAACATCTACATCAACAACAACTCAGGGAGTACGACGCTCACCACGGCGCTCACCAACGGGCAGACGGCCGTCGTCTCCCTGGCGGTGGCTGCTCTTCCTGCTGCTATCCCACTCAACAATATCACGCCTGCAACCGGCGTCACGAACATCCTGGTTGGGTATGGCACAGCACAGACACAGCAAGTGGTGATGAATGCCGCCGCCGTGTTGGGTGCCGTTGCCCTCACCACCGTCTCGTATACCTCCAATGCGGCGTATGCTATCGGTTCGCCGGTTGTTCCTGTTCCGGTGGTGTCTGAGAACCCGACCAACACGAACCTGAAGGTCAACCAGACGGGCACGGTTGTTGAGTCGAATAGCGGCGCGCTATCAGCAGGAGCCTATACATTCACCGCAACCACGGGCGCGGGCAATAGAAACGTGGTGGTGACATTCACGTTCAAGACAGCGGCCAACGGAGGTTCAGCGACCATCGGCAACTATACGGATGCGTGGCTCTGTAATGTGCTCTCAGCGCCAACGACCAATAACTACATCTGCCATGAGGTGAATACACCCATGCGTTGCGATAACTCAAACAATGTGACGGTGACTATAACAATAAAAATCTAGGGAATTTGCATGACAGTCCTGGGAAGCGACAATTTTGCACGTGCAAATCAAACAGCATGGGGTACGGCCTCAGACAGTCAAACGTGGGCACAGGTGCGCGGGACGGCTACCTGGGCTATCACTTCCAACGAGGGAACCACCAATGGTAACCTTGGCTTCTTCAATGTCTTTGCGCTTGGATCAAAGACACCTGCAGATGCTGAGCTTCTTGTACGAGTCACGCCAGCATCTGCTGTAGCCAGCACCTATTATGGACTGGTTGCTCGGTGTACCAGTAGCAGCAATTTTTACTATGCGACTATCGATAATGGCACGACGGCTGAGATTGGCAAGGATGTTGCAGGGGTCTTTACCGTTATAGCCAGTGTGAGTTTTACCTATACAGCAGCAACTGCGTACTGGCTACGCTTCCGCTTGATTGGTACCGGCCTGTTTCTGCGCGTGTGGGCTGATGGCAGCGCGGAGCCGAATACCTGGACAGTCACTACCACTGACAGTGCGCTCACCTCAGGCCAATTTGGCGTTGGTATCCAGAATGAGTCAGCCAGCAATACTACCGTTGATAGTTTCTACACGGTAGATTATCTCAATGCAGAGACGTTTCCCGTCAGTGATAGCGGCGGATTGTATAGATGGCCGGTGGAGGTTCTCACGGCCTCTGATCTTAGTGGTAATCTCTTCAGGTGGCCGGTCGATGCGACTACCGTCACAGAAACCGCGCTCTATACTGACGCTGAAATCCCGATAGAAGCCCTCACAGCAGCAGATATCAACGGTGGGGCGCTACAGAGCTGGCCTATCGATACCAATACGGTGAGTGACAGCGGCGGCCTCTATAGGTGGCCTGTCGATACGCTCAGTGCGAGTGATAGCCTGCTTGGTACAGATAGCGCCATTCCCGTCGAGAGCATCCCTGCATCTGATACGCTCCTGAAAACAGACACCGAGCTTTCCATTGACGCGCTGACTGTCAGTGACCTCGGGGGCAACCTCCAACGCTGGCCTGTCGATGCATTGACAGCTACGGATAGCCTGCTAGGAGTGGATAGCACGGTTCTGCTTGATGGACTCTCCGGGGTAGAAGTTGATCTCGCTATTGACCTCTATAGCCGGGTAGAGAGCCTATCCGCCGATGATAGCGCATCGACCATGACCTCTAGTTCGTCCGGTGGTATCACCACAACGACATTCAGCTTCACCGAGGCGTTGGTGATTACTGATAGTTTCCTGGGCATGGATGGCACAAGCGTGATAGAGGCTAATAGCGCAAGTGATAGCCTGGTCGCTCTACTCTCTAGCGGCTCCACGGAAAGCCTGAGCGCGAGTGATAGCCTGCTAAAACTGGATGGGTATATACCGCTCGATGCGCTGGCAGCCGGTGATATGGGTAATGGTCAGCGCTGGCCGGTAGATAGCCTGGTGGCATCTGATACAGTCATAGCATCTGATAGTTATCTGCCTACAGAAGTACAAGGCATCGTCGAGAGCCTGCTTGCCGGGGATAGCGCCGGGTGGGTAGAGTTGCTGGCAGCCGGTGACACAGCAGGTATGATAAGTGCGCCCGTAGCCCCGCCAGTACCGGGCATGAAGATTGTGTGGGTGACACGCGACATGAAAACGACCTGGAAGACCAGGGATATGAAGACCTCGTGGAAAACACGCGACGAACGGGCGTCGTGGGCAACACGCGATGAGAAGGCAGCATGGAAAACCAGGGACGACAAAGTAACCTGGAAAACGAGAGGAGGATAATATGCCGATAAGTCCAATGGCGGCAGGAGACGGACGTACACAGGAGCATGACTTCACCACCGATAGCGCGCTTTTCCCACTGGTCGGTGTCGCGGGGAGCGCTATCAAGTTCCATCTACAGGATGTCAACAACGGTTATGCGTTATACATTTGTACGGGCGCATATGCTTTACAGGGCGATGGGTCGGCGGGCGTGGCGTTTTTTACGCCGAGTGCGGCTGACCTGCTGAGCACCAATCCATTGGGCAAGCCTGGACGCTATAATGCGTACCCGGTCGTGACACTCTCGTCAGGGCCGGTAGCGATGGATAGTCAGGTTTTATTAGTCGTGAGTGAACCTTGAAGAAAGGAACAAGTATGGTATTCTTGTATGCCGTTCTATGGAGCGGCCTGGGTACTCTCGCATTTTGGGGTACGCTCGTTTGTATACTGGTAAGGAGGTCTGCTAATGGCAACGCCAGATGAACCTGGGGCAATCCTCATGCTCGTCGATGAAAATCGAACCTTCATTGACGCCAATGATCACACGTTCCTCGTGATCCACAAGACAGCATCAGGCGGCTCAGCACAAAACATTGCTACGTTCTTTGCCAACGACCCGAATAAAGCCTCGACTCACTATATCGTGGGCCAGGATGGCGTCATAGTCCAGGCGGTCTTAGAGAAAGACGGAGCTGCAGGAAACTGCTGCGTGGAAGATGGATACGCTTCGTTTTTGACACAATACAATCCGCTACATGTGGGAGGTGGAGGTACTACAAACCTTAATACCATGTCTGTTTCTATAGAACATGTCGATCCCACTTCGGATAATTCCACTCCATTGACCGATGCACAGAAAGCCGCTAGTTTCAGGCTTATACAGCACATTTGCGAACGGCATAACATTCCGAAGCGACGTGCTACAAACGATGGACTAGGCGGCATCATTGGACACAACGACATCGACCCGATCAACCGGGCGCGCTGCCCCGGCAATTATCCGTGGCAGGAATTATGGACCTATTTACAAGGAGGTACAACAACTATGGGAATACCGACAGGATGGCATGACGATGGCGCGACATTGACCGCGCCCAACGGCGTGCATGTCGTGCATGGCTTTCGTGACTATGTGCTTGCGCATAACTGGGATCCAAGGAACATTCCGGTAGGCGCGGAGTTCGGCACGGCACAATTAGAAGCATCCAATATAAGTCTTGGCCCCGGGACGCAGCAACTCTTTGAATGGTCAATGCTCGGCTGGACGCAAAGCCGCGGTGTGATCTTTGAATATGTCGGGCGGGAACTGGCCTTCGCCAGAAATCAGGTGCAGGAGAAAGCCGCCCTGGTGAAGCAATTGCAAGCAGACTTGGCGAAAGCTACCACGCCGGCGATACAAGGTATCGACCCGGTGAAGATCAAAGCGTTCCTGCAAACAGCCGCTTTCAAAGCGGCTGACCTGGAAACATTTATTACATCATCTGGTTTATAATGGAGGACTCATGAATAACAACAACCCATTGACCGAAATCGGGCTACTCGTCTTGAGCGTGGCTATGCTTGCAGCTATGACAGTGCTGCTGATCACCGGCAAAATCAATTATGTCGAGGCGCTGAATTTCTTGATTGTCGTTGCGGGGCTGTTCGGGATAAACGTTGCGGCAAAAGCGCCCTCGCCCGCACAGCAGGCGCAACTGCAACAACTCACATCACAGGCGCTCTCTACACTCCCCGCAGTGGTTGCCGCGACCCAACAGCCTACCCAAACTATTGTGCCACCGAGCCCAGGGCCTGCGCCGGTGATGACGCAATTCGTGACGCCTGGCACAGCTGCGGCAACGTACATCCCACCTGAACCCGCATCGATGATGGCGTACTCGACACAGGCCAAGATGCCAGCGGTAGCCATTCCAGACCAGGTAACGCAACGTGTAGCGGTCCCTCCTACACCCTAGACGCCCGTCTGGTATAATGAATAGAAAAAAGGGAGGTGAGCGAGTATGGCAACGCTCAAGGAACAACCCGAACAGTTAGCTCATCAGCGCATTGTGCAGTACGGCCAACCAGTTATAGGGGTGATTGATAGACAACCACGCTGGCCCGAACATGAGTTCCACTATCTGTATCTGCCACAAGAGGAGGCCAAGATCACCTACATCCCGCCGATTGTAGACGACGCGGACATAGACATCTACAATCGCGTACCGGAAGAAGTCAAGCAGGAGATACGCGAGAACATCCATCGCTACTTTGAGCAGGTGCAACGCGACTACCCGCCTGAGCCGCGGGTGGAGAGTACATGACTGAGCAGGAAATCTATGAGGCATTTGAGGCAGAGACACCAGTTGAGGCCAAGATACCGGGCTGGCACAAATGCTATATCACTGACGTGCAAGTGACCTGCGAACCCCATGAGAAAGTGACGTCGCGTATTCTGCTCAGTCCCATAGGGAGAAGCCTGGAATTTGAAGAAATGTCTTCTTCAGACTTTGCTACTAGACTCAGAAAGGCTTAAAATGAATAACGACACACAGCCATTGACAGAGCAAGCGCCCGAAGAGGTAGTATATCAAGTCTGGCCCGAACCACAGGCTTCACTAGCAGCGGCCTGGAGAGCGTACCAGAAAGCGAAAGAAGCCTGGGAAGCATCGCTCAGAAAGCGGTCAGAGGAAGATGCGAAGCTACTGGCTGACTTCGACCACATAGACGAGAAGCAGGCGTACTTGTACGAGCAGGAGAAAAAGTCAGCAGAGCAGGCAGGCAAGGATGCGCTTGAAACGATGCAAGAAGCCTACGAGCGCATCCACGTTCACGGCCCGTTCTTCTGGACCATGAACCAGAACCATAACGCCTTGCGCGGCTGTGTGACCTGCGGGCAGACCTGGATCGGGCTCATGGCCGGCGAGGTAAAGAACCTCAGATGGCATGTCGTCGAGGAAGCACCGGAAGAAGAGGGGGAAGAATGAACTTACATGACGAAATTAGAAGGCTACAAAAGGCTGTGATAAAGATAAGGTTTGATAGCGATAGACCGCTTATATCCCCGGAGGCTATACGCGCAATTCAACGCCAGGCCCAACTAGGGCAAGCTGTTCATAAAAGCCATGCGGAGCATATGCAACGGGTTTGCAGCGGCTATAATGTACGCATGAACTAAAACAGAAAGGAGGAATAACCATGCCTGAAGATATTACGACCCCAGTTTCGGAAGCGGCTTTTGTCGAAGCGCCAGCAGTAGAAGCGGTAGCGCCCGGCAATTGTACCGGTGAGCTTGTGCAGTTGCCCGATGTGCCAGGGACGACGTTCCATAGCTACGAATGTGCGACCTGCCACCAGATCGTCAACGTCGGTATGGAAGAGTTGGAAGCCAACGGTTTACCACCTGAACATGCAGTTCTCGTCCTAGAACATGCCTAGACGTTTACCAGCGACCGCCTACAGAACCGAAGCAGGTTCCGGTTAGTGGTTCTATACCGGAACCTGCTTGATCAGTGGCGGTCATTGTAGCGCGTTTCTGCTTATCTTGCTCATCTGATCTTCCTCGTTTTTCAATCGCACCAGCAACCAGGCTTGCCATAGTACGTGCTTGTCGTTGAAGTCCTGTTTTACATGTGCTTCAGCTATGGCGACGGCCCGTGCCTGCTCTTGCCGTAGTTCACTTTTGCCACGGAAATGTTGCCGGAGTTTTTGCAGCATGAGCCAGCCCGCAATGAGCACAGCTAGAGCACCAACCAGGAAGCCCGTGAATAGCAGGAAACCCGCGAATAATTCGCCTCCATCCATCAGTGATTCCTCTTTTCGTGGAACTCTTTCACCCGTGGTAGGTTAGGTACAGTTTCAGGCACGAGCAGGTTGAGCGTATCATCGAATGACATTTGGGACTTCGGTCGCGTATTGAGTTGGTGATCATCCGGCAACCAGGGGAAACTCATAGGTTCAAGCTTGATAGTTTTGAGCCCCTTTTTTGCCCGATCCTTAGCCAATAGAGTACCAGGCACGACAGGAATAGGTTCTGGCTCGATTGGTATGACAGCTAGGTCTACCGCGGGCAAGCCTGGAGCTTTTAGCGTTTGGGCTTCTTGCGGTAGCCATAACCGGCAGTAGCGCCTGCGTGCCTGGAATAAGTGCCAGAGCTTTTTGAACATCAGTGTGACTCCTCCTCATCGATGGTGATTTGCGGAGGTACGCTCATCTCATAACCTATCCCGTCAGGGATAAGGTCAACCGAGAACGTCACCTTGTAGGTTTTGCCGGGGTTCTGCTCGCGCAACTGCTTGAGATACTCTGCATAGCCCCGCAAAAAGTCTTCGCTCATCTGAAAGCTAAATTGATTTGCTCCCATCTGCTTCTTCACTTTCTGTTGTACATGTCTATATGTCTTACCTCTATATGCCCATGCACACCGCTTACAAAAGCAGTATCCATTCGCACGCTTGAGCATATAGGCATAAAACTTTGCGGTATCAGTTTCACCGCAATTATCACAGCTCATGACTTTCTATCGATTAGCGCGTTGATCGTTTTTATATGGACGCGGTATCCCCGGCGCTTCCCTGTGTGCGGGAGTATCACCGCTTCTAATAAACCCTGCGTAATCCAACGTCGCACTGTTGTTGTATCAACACGCAAGCGCTTTGCGACTTCTCTTACGGTTAAAAGTTCCTCTTCTTCGATTTCAATCATGTGGTCAACCTCTTTTCTTTACATCAGTACATCCTGCTGCAACCTGATCGCGTCGAGCGCGGCTTGTTGCAGCATCTTGTATTTTTCCTCTACCTGGCTGCGCCATTGCTCGGGTATACCTTCCACTTCCAGGCATCTGAGCAGCCCGATAGTTCCTACGAGCGCCGCTTCGATGCGGGCAAGCGCAGCCTCCACCTCATTGTGTACAGCAATGTGAATCATGTTAGTTACCCTTCTCCAATGCGCTAAGAACTTCCAGCAGGTCGTTTTCTAGTTCCTGATCAGCTTCGTATGCCTCATCGGTTGGTGTATGCGTGCCACGTGCGCGGCGTCTATCCAGGTAAGCGCGTTCGCGTGCTTGCTTCTTACGCAGGCGACTGGCAAGCTCTTGTACCCAGGCACGGGCTTCATCCTCGGACATGTCCTCAAGTAGTTTTCTCATACGCTTGCGCGTCCTTCTTTCGGTCAAAATCCGGTGCGTAGTACGTAAACTTTCCCTCCGGCATGAGTACCCCGCGCTCGTCGCGTGTAAAAACCGTTGAGAGTCCGTTTCCATAGACGACCTGGTAGCATTCCATCGGCATATGGTAAAGATGCGCAATCGAAGCGATGTGCCATTTCTCATGCTCAAAACGCGCATGCCAGGCGTCGACCTCGGCGGCGATAGCCTTAACTTCTTCAGGCGTCAGCTCGTCGGTTCTCATCGTCGCTTCCTCGTTCCGAGCATGGCATGGGCAACCTGCAATCCTAGCAGATAGCGATGTAGATACTCTTCCCCATAGCAATCGCGCATGAACTGACGGAAACCTTCTTCGCTGTAGGATTGTCCTTGCAACGTGTCCAGGTAGGCAACCATCGGATCAGTGATCCGATGCATCTGCTCACTCTCTCGCGCTATATAACTGACATCGCGTAATTGCTTCCAACAGAAGAGACTGCCAGTAACGACGATCACTACGGCAAAAACTATGTAGATAATGCTCATACTCCCTCCTGAGCGGCTTGTGTGCCGCGCTTTGGTACTGCTCGTTTGGGCGCGGTCGGCTGTGCTTCCAGCGTCTTTTGTAACGCGATGGTGCGCGCTTCCAACTCTCTGTGTTCTCGTGCCAGGAGGTTGTAATCCTGGCTCGCCCGGGTCAGCGACTCAGAGAGAACGGTATTCGTTTCTTGCAGCCGTTCTCTCTGCTCTTTCAGCGCCTTCGCAGCTGCTATGGCTGATTCTAGTTCATATACACGACGCTTCTTCTCTCGCTCTAAGCGGCTATTGCGCCGGATAACAGCAATGGCAAAGATAGCTAGAGCCACGACGATGACGCCTGCCCCGATGAGAATAAGTGTATTGCCGATGTAGTTGACGTAGATCATGTTACCTCCCTACAGCGTTGAGAGCGTTGCCCGCCCAGATCAATATAGCGCCCAACAAGTGCAATGCGCCTTTGGCATAGATCGCAAGGCCACTATTAGCCGCGACTATAAACAAGATGACGAGGAAGATCACAATAGCGATAAACCAGTCACCTTTGCCCCATTTCAGGCGTGATAACATCTCATACTCCTTACGTTCCTGAATAGAGGACGACCTTTCTAATGGGATCCCAAATCGTGGCAATCCCGTTAGACGGGTTGTTATGCCACGCCGCTACGCCACTTGAGAACCACACCCAGGTAACTTGTTGAGGTGGTACTGCCCAATTGATTGAGAAAAATAGAGATGTGGGAAACCCTATCATAACGTTAGTCTTCTCAGCTAAATGAATGGCCTGTTTGTAGACTGATACACAACAGTCCGTCACAACGTTTGTTAGCGAGTTTGTGGAGCAGAACTGGTTGTTTTCCTGCGCTGCCGCGCCTGTCAGATTTGTAAGAGTACAAGTAACGAAATGCGGACGCGATGGCGTTACACGCCCAGGCCGCGCTGCGCTCCCATGAGCAACATCGCCACATGTGGTAAGCAGAACAATGACACACATTCCAATAATGAGAAAGCGTTTCATAGGAACCTCCTTTTTTGATACCATCTCATGCTCCTTCCTGAGCGGCTTCCAGTTGAAGTTCCGGAAGAAAACTTTGCCCCGCCGGAACTTCCAGCAGGAACCCACTAGTAACTTCCGAAAGTGTGAATATTCCATGTTCCAGGCCTTTATTGATGGCCCTCCACCTGTGATGAATAGGCCATACTGAACGGTCTACATTCTGCTCGTTCACGTCAGCCCATTGACTGATAAACTCATCGAATTCAGTTGCCGCGGCCTGCGTTACGTTGAACTTTTGTTCTTTTAAGGGGAATAACGTTTTTAGAATGTCCGGTAGTGCCAGGTACCGTGACGACGATTGGTATCCCACGTTGCTCAAGAAGTTCCATCCTTTCTGGCAGCCGCTCATGGTGCCGATAATCATAGCGTTGACGATTAGAAACATAGGTTGGAAGTTCACCCGTCATTAACCAGAAGTCCAGAATTTCATCGATCTGTGCTTCTGTATGTATCCTCCCTCCCTCACCCTCATACCTGAACTTCCGTTTTTTGTCACTTCCAGAAGTTTTTTCTTCTGGATCCGGAGGATTATTCCTCTGAATGGAAGATTTTTCTTCCGGTTTACGCACAAATTCCTGAACTTCCGAATTCGTCGGAACTGACGCAGGGTTTGTCGCTCCCCGATCGTCTATCACAGTAGGGGGGTGCATAACCGTAATCGGATGCACATGCCGCTCTGGATATTCATGCACAGGTTCCATCGATACAGGCTGTATAGGTATGATTGGAACATTCATTCGTCTCGGTTGTTCAGGAATTGGTACAACCGTGCTAGGGATAGGTGTAACCACGCGATTAGGTAAATGATCTTCACCAATAATCGGATCACCAACTCCACTATCCGGTCGTTCAGTCGCCAGATCGTCTGACCGATAATCAGGCTGAACTCTTCGAAGGTCATCTATCGTCCTTTCAATGAACCGTGGCTCCGGTTCCGGTTCAAATTCGTGAGCAGGGGTAGGTCGGTATCCCCGCTCATAGTCTGGATAGGGCGGTATCTCAGGTGTCCGACCCTCTTCGCCTGAGCCGCCTAAAAAGGTCGTTTGCTCGTGCCATTCGCTGACGGCTGATCAATGAAATCAGCAGGGTCTTGCATGCGTGGACCGCCAAAGAACTTGTTTTTGATGGCCGTTAGACCTTTGAAATGCTCAACCTCCTGGCGTTCCTTTTTGTCTTTCTCTTCCTGCTTGGTGATTTTCTGATTGGCAATTTTACGTTTCTTCCCCTCAACTGAATCCAAGATTTCATCTAATACCTGTGGATCGTGGGTATCATGCCAGCGTTGGCGCTGCTCATTCGTCCCCTTAGGAAGATATTTGATAGCATCTTCAATGATTTGGCGCTCCGTATAATCGAGCGAACGCTCCAGTTCTACTTCGACCGGACGGTGAATAACAGCATGGAGAATATCCCCAAGCAGATACGCGCACAACCACGCAACGACACCAAACACACCAAGCCAGGTTCGGCCCATTGATGGCGGCATAAGCGACAGGCGGAACATCAAACTTGACAGTTCTAGCAGGCCAACAAGCCACACCAGAATTTCAAATTTGTGCTTTGTGGAAAGCAAGCTCTTATGCAGGTCGTTGGCGATGTCATAGGCTTTAACATCCTTGCGCGTATGGTTCTTGTAGATGAACGCCCACATCGACGCACCAAAGAGCAGGACGGAATACAGAAACGCCATGATTGGCGCAATGTGGATATTCGCGCCGGGAAGCGATTGGAGAATGTTATCGCTGATAGCGAGGCCCGCGCCATATGCACCAAAGGCAAAGGCCAGATGAACTGCCAGCGCGAATAACAATCCAAGCAGGATAGCCACCGTTGGATTGTGTACGAGTTTCAAAAGTTTTCTCATTGGAACCCCTTTCTTGCTCCCGCCCGTTCTAAGAGCAGGAGTGTACTGGCTGCTTTCGACGGAGCAGGGAGGCAGCCGGGCTCCCTGTTTCACGCACTACAAATTTTTCTTCTCAAAGCGGGCACAAGCAGGCCAGCTTACTTTATGGTCGCTTGCCTTGCCATTCGTGATCTTGCGCAGGTCACACTTACGGTAATCGCGTGCATGACCACCTACGCGGATAAGATGCGCACACTCCTTACAATGCCAACCTATCGGCCCAATCCCATACTTGGTGATACAAGGATTTTCGCCCGGTGATGGCACTCGTATGGGCTGGTCATTCCAGTCATACAGGACTTTCGTCATCTCACTTCCCCTTTCATTTCAACCGATTGCCATTGACGGCTTCCGCTATGGCTTCTATCCGTTCAGACGGGGTCGGTTCTAATTGCTTTACAAGTTGTTTAAGTGATTTGCGCTCCGCACTCCGGATATAATAGGTATTTTGTTTCTCCAGGTGAGTTAGACCGGTAGGAATGGGTGTCAAGAGCGATTCCCACTTATCTACGGGCAATTGCATGGCTTTATCCCACAATGTCTATTCTTCCTGCGGAGAAAGAATAGTGTGTCCACTCAATTTCTTTCTCGGTTCTATTAGAACTGGACCAGGCGCCGGTGACGCTAGCGGTGCTTTGGGTTTCTCTACGAGAGAGACAACTGTCGCACGCGGATGTGCAAGCCATTTTGCCGTACGCGCTACCTCGCTAATGGCCTTTTCCCAGGCTTCCATGTCTGCCGGGTCGATGTAGTGATCCTCGACGTAGGTGAAAAGCACCCGGCGAAAGATTTCTGCCTCAACCCGCACAGTGAAAGTTCCCTCGTAGTAACCCGTGTCAGGATTCAGTTTTAAGAGTTGTTCATGTTCCATTTCATTCCCCCTTGTTTCCTTTTGTGTAACGCGGCGTTATATTATTTTCAACAGCGGACTTTGCTAAGCGATAATCAGCGCCGGTCATCTTCAGCACCGTCATATGCTCAAACAGCCGGGAAAACGTTTTACCGTCGAGCCACGGCGAGAGGTCATCCTGCACATTGGTGATCAGGATCGTCGGGATTTGCCGCTGGTAGCGCTTGTTCAGGATATCGAATAATGTCCCGCGCTGAAACTCGCCATTGTGCTCGCGGCCCAGGTGCAGCCCATCCAGTTCGTCAATGACTGCAAGCGGCGTCATGCCGAGCTGCGCGATCAAGGACTGCTTCTCATCGAAGTTAGCAGCATACAACGCATTGAACAGGTTCTGCGCGGTACAGAATAGACAGCCGATACTGCGGGCCCGTAGCTCGTTCAGGATCGCTGCAGCCAGGTGCGTTTTGCCAGTCCCGAACCCGCCTTTCATGAGCAGGTTACCGACCTGCGCCTTTTGTACCTGGCTGTTGACCACCTGGCTTGCGAACATCCTGGCTACTACCAGATGCGCCTTGAACTCAGCGACTTTCGGCTGTGCGCCTGGGTCAAAGTTGGTGAACGCTTTTTCCTCGAGGCCAATCTCTTCGGCATCTTTACCGAGCCAGGTGTAGGTACGGCTTATTTTCACGGGCTGCTGTTTTGCGGTCTGTATGAGCATACCGTACTGCTGTGCCTCGCGGGTAGCTATCTCGCACGGGCATGTGCGCCGTGTCCAGCCGTTGGCGCACGCTTTGGGCTCGATGACGCCATGTACCGGGCATGTCCAGCGTACTTGTGCCGGGTCGTGGCTGGCGACGTGTGGATGTGTCGTGAACATCCATGCGGGGATGCTGAAGCTGTGGGTTACTCTGGTGAATTCAGTCATGGCCCCCCTGCGCTTTCTGCTGCTTGGTGCCGTTCTTAATGGCAAGCGCGGCCTCAATACTGTTGTACGGGGTCTTTTCAATAGACGGAGATGCTGCTTTCTTGCGGTGCAGATAGACGATCTTGTTCTCCCATTGCCGATCAATCCAGTAGAGGTCCACGCCTATCTTTTTCTCTTCAAACCACGGGTCGCTATCCAGGATGGCCGTGACGCTCAAGAAGTCATCCTTACTCATCGTGCGTTTACCGAGCGCGGCGAGAGCCGTGATGTTGCGCTTAGAGAACGACACGCTTACCCCGCGCAACTCCTCGTACCACTGCTTGATCTCCTGCTCATGCAGCGTGAGATGTACCTCTTGCGGCTGCTTGCGGGAGCGTTTGGACTTCTCTTGTGTAACATTCCCGCTCGACGCGCGCGGCTCACTGCCTCGGTCAGTAGCCGCGCCGTCATTGCGCTCGTGGGTTCCCTGTGCCACCTCGCTCCCAGGTGGCACCTCACGAGCTTGAGAAGTAGTTTGTTCTATGAGCAGGTGCAGGGGTACAGGACGGCTAGGATGATTACTATTATGCAGGCCAGTATCAGGATTACCCCCATGACGATCAGGGCGATGCTCACTTTGTCCATCGGTTATTCCCTTCGGCTCTAAGGGTCTTTCTTGAGCACGCTGATGAGCACTGCTAGTGCTAAGATCAGCATGGCCACTCCCATGAAGATGAGATATATTGCCACTGGTAGGGGTATCATTGGTTACTCCCTTCGACGCTGCGACTCGCTTGAATTGCTTACCTGTCGTGATGGCTGGCATACTTCCCTCGGTCGGGGTGTCGTCCTCTTCGTCTTCTTTTCCTGTAGCCGCATGGCTATGAGAAGAAGACTCATTTTCAGGAGAGCGGGAAAAAGCGAGCGGATTTTCCGCGTCAGCGGAAACGCCCTCTCTCTCTTCTTCTCTATCCTTCTTAGTAATTTCTTCTCTATTCTTAGGTATCCAGATTTTCGCTACTCGCACCGCTTCTGGCTTGACTTTACGACCTCTCTGGTGATTAGAAATTTTTCTATTCTGGATAAGAACTTTTTCTAATCCCGATAAGAAAAATTTCTTATCAATTAGAACTTCTTCTAATTGAAGACCGTACAGATCAATAAGAAATTTTTCTAATTGAGGCTGCATCGTGCTGATAAGAAATTTTTCTAATTGAGGTTGTTCTTTCTTACCTGGAAGGTAGAGGTTCAAGGCTTGCTGAACTAAATCGATATGCAAGATATAGCAGTTGGCAATCATATGCTCTTCCAGGTCTAAAAAGCCTAGAAGCTGTAGCATCGGTACTGCTGTATCATGCAGCGTCTTTTCGGTGATTTCTCCGCACATATCTTCTACCAGTTGGGCTTGCGTACGGAAGATGCGCACTGATGTATCCTGATCGGGTGACTCGCCCTTGGCGGCTTTCACGGCGTTCTGATTTTCCGCGTCGTCCTTGTTTTCCATACGCAAGTTGTAGCGGAAGAGTAGAATGCTCAGTAGGTTGGCTGCTGGTCTATTGCCCATACAAATTGCGACCAGGCAGGTACGCACAGCCAGGAATTTATCTTCGGGGAATTTGACACACTGTTTCATGGCTCTTGTCGCCTCTCTTGTTCTAGTTGCTCCAAGAGATAGGGATGTATCTTCTCAGGTTTAGGTTTAGCCTTGCCCTGATACATGCGATGCCAGCAGGGGAGCGCATAGACACATCGCCCTACCTGCTTCTCTTCCTGTACCAGCTGGTGGCAGGTGGGACATTTACCCGTTGTTATATCCTCAAGATAGGCTTTAACTGCTGCCGTTGCTTCAGGACTTATTGGCGCTTGTTCTTCAGTCATTCCTTATACCAGCTTTCTAGCACCGCTGCTTTTGCGAACAGGCTCACAGCCTTGAAGAACGCTGGAAGGGTGATGTCTAGCCTGGACTCACAGGTACAATGCTTGCTGCATTTATGGCAGGTTTTACACCATCCCCAATCACACCGGCAGGGGAAGCCGCGCACACACCCGCTTTGTGACTCTTTCTTGCCACAACAGGGGCAATGCAACGGAGGCGGGCCAAAGTAGCCGCTATGTTCATGGCGTATATTCATGCGGGCACCTCACTCTTAAATTGCACCTTGTCACTTGTATAGGTTCTGAGAGAGGCAAGGCAACGCCCGCATAGTCGATCAGAAGAAAGCTCGCGCTTCACGAGTGGGACTGCATCGGATGGAATAGCGCGGCCGCACATCGAAGCCGAAGGCTGGCGACTATCAACAACATGGACTCTGACCATGCCACCCCGAGGGATAGTCCACCAAATGTATTGTAGGCTAGAATCGAGCAAACGCACCTTCATGCTGCACCCCCTTTCAGTCGAGGTGCGCGCTTCCCATAGCTACCCTCGTCTTTCTTCATGTGGTTGCGGCTCTGCTTCCTGCGCCCCTTGGGCTGCACGGGCTTTGCTTCGATGGTCAGGTCTGGGTGTGTCTCACCCAGGATATCGCGGATACGGTTCATGTCCACCGGATAGCCCAGGTAGTTGAGATGGGAAGCAATGCGATAAGCGTTTCTGTCGCCCCGCAGCCGGCTAATGACCTCGGCCACGAGCTGCTCAGTGATCATTGCGCACCTCATTTCTACCTGGTAGTAAGAACTGCTGTTCTTGCATGACCTCATAGAAAGTACGACCGTCGCGCCCGATCATGTAGGGCAGGAAGATTTCTTCAGGCTGTACCATGCCTGTGTCGATCATCGCCATTTGTGCGGAAATCCAATCCCTTACATTGGCCCAGGCAGTGCGGTAGGCTTGTGTCTTCTGCGCTGTGGTAAGGAAGCGTGGCGTTTTACCTGGATACAATATTTTCTCAACATTCTCAATGCGAGCTGGCAGCTTGAACGGTCTTTCATCGCCATGGATTGCAATCACAAACTCAATGGCAACGATCCTTTCACCTTCGTAGGAGAAGGTGATATGCCGTGCTTTGTGGCTCACGAGCGTTTTCTGAATTGCGTCAAAGATACGTGGTAGAGATGACTCGCTCTTTGCGTTTTTGATAGGTACTGTCATCATACCGCCTCCCACTCACGTTTGGTGACCGGCCCGTCATCCCAACCGAAGAAAGTATCAAAGCGTTCGACGATTGCGCTCACACCGGGATCAATACGAATATAGCTCCAATCGATCGCGCGTGGAGGCCACACGTCAATGGCGTGGCGATCAACCATGACGTTGCAGCCTGGATACTTCAGCTTGAACGCCTCGGCTACCAGGCATTTCATGCTGTCGCATGTGACGCCGATCACCTCATCGTCTCGTTTGCTGTCGAGGTAGTTTTCTACGTCCTGTAAGGTGAGGGTGTAGTTCATTGCGCCACCTGCCTTTCGGCGCGGGGCTTGCGCGGAGCGCCGAGATATGCCATACTAGAGTGCGTTATAATGGGTTTATACATAACATCCTCCTTGTGGATGTGTGATAGTCCCTCAGTCACCGTTGTCAGTATGTGCTATACTAACAACAAATAGATCAAGGGATAAACAGGCTAGAGAGCTGTGGTCGGCAAAACGTAAGCTCTCTAGCTTCTCTCTTTTTTGGGCCGCTTATAGGTGCGAATGAACGCTTCCAGGTCGGCCCGCTCTATACGCCATTCATTGCCAACCTGAAGACCGGAAAGCAATCCTGTACGCAGCCAACGACGAACCGTCGCATCCGATACATTAAGACGTTGCGCTACCTGAGTAACGGTTAGCATTGGCTCCATGAGTAGCTCCAGCATTCAATCCTCTCAATCGGTCAGAGTTTAATAACATGTGACAATGTATGCTATTTTCTTAGAATATCACATCTTCTGTACAATGTCCATAGATCACACCTTACATTCACCTTAACGTTTTTAGAGTCGCTAGAACGTTTGTCACTGGAAACGTTATGTAAAGTATGCTACACTTGCGATACAGGTGTTGCACCTTCCCCATAGATTGTAGCCAGGTCTGTACTGCATCCCCTTATGCAACCATGTAGGCGTGAGGCGGGAGCCTTTCCCGCCAATTCACACCTGGAGCCCTATGTTCAATACCTGGCCTATGCCCTGGCAGGAGTGCGCGTCTGCGTTCCTGCAATCGATCTATGATATCTCCGGCTCTGAGCCAAGCCGCGAGACGTACCGCTCGAATCTTGCCCGCTTCTTCAAGCATTGTGGCAAGCAGCCCGACGAGATATCACGCGCTGATATCCTCGCTTTCATGCAAAGCCCAAGTATCGCACGATGTAACCCTGGCGGCGAGGCCTCGGCTTCGACCAAGAACCAACGCCTCTGTGTCCTCACTTCGTTCTATCGCTTCGCCAGCTCTTACGAGGTCAACGGTACGCCTATCTACCAGAAGGTCATGCCGACACAGGGGATGCGCTATCTCAAGCCCGATGCGCCCTATCGCTCGATGAGTACCGACGAACTGAAGCGCTTCTTTGCGGCGATCCCCGGCGATACGATTAAAGGTATCAGGGATCGCGCCCTTTTTGGCATGTACTTCTGGACCGCTCGCCGGCGCAATGAGATTGCCGCTATCCGTTGGCGCGATATTGAGCCCGCTATCATTGTCGAGCGCGACGGAACCAGGCGAACAGGCCATGTCTATCGCTATAAGCCTAAAGGTAGGCATCGTGAAATTAGAACGAAGGAACTGCCCCTACGTGCCTGGCAACTGATCGAGCGTTACCTTGAAGCCGCAGGCAGGCTGTTTACTATCCAGCCGGACGACTTCATTTTCATCTCGACAAAACCCGGGCAGGGCAGACCTGGCAGTGGAACGGATGCGCCACTGCACGACGACTATATTAATATTCTTTTCAAGCAGTATGCACTAGCTGCGAATCTTGATGTCAACCGACTCAGTTTACACTCGCTGCGCCACGGTGCAGCCCATGAGCGCCAGCAGGCCGGGCAAGATATCCTCCTCATTAAAGACCTGCTGGACCATGAACGGCTGGATACCACCTATCGCTATTTGCAGCGTATCGGCGGTATTGCTGACCCAGGCGCAAGACTCTTGGAAGCGCGGTATGGCCTTTAATTCTGTGGATGCTGTAACATCCCTACAATTTCTTGTGCCATTTTCGGCTTCACCAGATCAGCGTGCAGCCGCTCGAGCCCCTGGCCGTGAAATACAAGATTGGTTCCTCCACCCAGGCCGAATAGTGGGAACCCGGCAACCTTACTGTCAACGCCAGTCAACATCGAGCGATAGAGCGTTTGTTGCCGTAGATTGCCCGATAGCTCCACCCGAATGTACTCGTCGGTGATCACCAGCCAGCCCTGCTTGCATCGTGTGCGTATCAGTTCTTGCATACGAACCTCCTTCGGATTATAAAAATGTTATAATCAAAGCAGGTTCGTCAGGCCATAGTGTTAGTTTCGACGCCACGCTATGGCCTGCGGGCTACGCAGCCGGCTTTATCACTGGCTTCTTATCAGTCTTATCGAGCGCCTCCTGCAATTGCTTCTTCCGTCTATAGGCTGCTTGCTTCTTAGAATACACTCTCCCATCATGCGGTATCTTATCGGCATAATGCATTGGTGCGGATGGACACCAGAATATCTGATAGCCTCCCTCGACTGGAAACACCTTGAACATATATCCCTCCTTTTCTTTACTAAAACAAGTGTAACATTTTGGCAACTACAAGTCAATGAGTTTTCAACGAGTTTGCTTAAACTCGTTAAAATTGGTTGAAAAAGTGTTGACAAAGCGTTGAAAATAGTGTATAATAGTAATAGAAGATGAGACACACACAGAACCTTAAAAACCGAATACGCCTCCTCTGAGTCATTCAAGAAGCTACGAAGTTAAAGCATAGCGTACGTGACAGTAGATGAGATAGATACACTCAGATGAAGCGGTTAAAAGAAACGAAGTCAAAGAGAATAAGGAGAACGAAATGAACGCAAACGAGAAAAGAAGCAACCTTGAAGACATCAAACTGGCATCACAGAGTCGCGAATTAAGCGCGAGAGAATATCACGAAGCGATACAACTTTGTGAGGATCTTGGACTTGAGAGAGCTGGACAATTATTCAAGCGTGAATTTGAGTATCGCATCCAGCGAGCAAAAGAGAGTGCCAAACTTGGTATTCCACGTTGTGATACCAACTACTAGATCAGAGCGTGACGTTTAGCATATCCAGTTACTGGATGGCTGCTCCCCTGGAAACGGTGAAGCAGACACCCCGTAAGGGGACACGAGCCGTTGACCGACCTGCATTGGCCTCCGGGCCTTGACTAACCGGCATTCTGGCTCGTGGTTTTATCGATATCCCATAGAAGAAACACAGAAAATATAAAGGAGATCAAGAACATGACGACACTTACAGAACTCACCAATCAGGCCATTCAACTCATGCGCCAGAAACAAGCTATCGGCCAAGGTAATCCTGGCTACCAGGAAGTGCATGAAGCCTGGTTGGCAATACAGAAGCAGATCGCTGCCGCTGGAAATCATTCAATGAGTAAATCTGCCGCCCGGATAGAAGGCCGAGCTACTAAAGGAACAAGATCATGAGAACAGAAATCCAATCCGCAGCCATCGCGCGCGGCCAGGACAAGATCACCCACGAAACCTTTTATGTTGTCCAGTCAGACTCTCAGCCGCACATCTGGTACACCGTTCGCTGGAACAACCAACGCCTGGCCTGGGAGTGCAATTGCCCCGCGACCAAGCCCTGCAAACATGAGCGGGCGGTCAATGAAGTTTTGAAGGTTCGCCGCGCACTTATCGCCGCGGCAATGGGCGGGCAGGTTCCGGCCATCGTGGCGCAGCTGCAAGCCCGAGAAGAGCGCCGACTGGCGAACCTGGTATCGGCCGAGCGCGACTTGCAGGCCGCCTATGCAGATCGCTTACACAACGGCGTGACGCTCGACAAGTACAACGCAGACGTCGAGCGCGCGAACGCTCGTCCAATCGATGAGCGCGGGACGCTCAACGGGCAGCGCGGCTTTCAACTACTGAAGTAAGTATAGAGAGGGCGGGCAACCACTCCCGCCCGAAGGAACAAGACGATGACAGAAACTATCGGTATTTACTACCAGACCAAAAACGGAACGATCAACCTGTATTGCGAAGATTGCAAACCTGCTGGCACAAACCATCATGGGTCGCTCGTCGTGAGCGCCTACGATCACTTCTGTGCTGGCTGCGGTAAAGATTTCAAGGAACTCGCTGAGGATACAGTTTTTGTTGATCCGTATAGAGAATTTGCAAACTCTCTAACCGAGGCACAGGAAGCAGTGATTACTGACGAGGGGGTCACCGCTTTTATGCACAGCATTGTCGATCAGCATTTTAGCTGCGGCGCGGTCATGTGTACGGAGTTGGCCGAAGAGGCTGCGGTACACTTCGATATCCAGGTGGCGGATACAGACCTGTTCGACCACTTTTGCGAACTTGCACTGGATGTGGCCCAGGAGACGGAAGCAGCCCAGGCATACCAGGGCATTTAATAAGAAAGCCTGGGCTATGAGAAACCCAGGCGGTAGATCGGGTGCCGGCGACGTTCTACAGGAACCGGCGCTCGAATAGCTAGAAGGAGTATATCATGATCCAGAATACCAACGGTTTAACCAATGAGCAGATCGGGCGAGCGTTCCCGTCTGTAGTAGCCACCCAGGCCCACGAGTCGCGCTCACAACGTTACCTCTATATCCCCACTATCCAGATCATCGATGGCCTGCGTGACGCGGGCTATGTACCGACAACTGCGATGCAGGCATATAGCCGACTAGAAGGCAAAAAGCCGTTTGCTAAACACCTCCTGCGGTTTCGCAAATCCTCTTACCTGGGCAATAATGAGCCCGATGTGCCGGAAGTCGTTCTCGTCAATTCCCACGACGGGACAAGTGCTTATAGCCTGCTGGCCGGTATCTTCAGGTGCGTTTGCACGAACGGGCTTATCACCGGCGACATCAACAATACCCTCAAGGTTTATCATCGCGGTAATATCCTAGATGAAGTGCTCAAAGCCACCTACTTCATCGCAGAAGAGGCCGAGGTAACGATGCAGACGGTCGCGGAGATGAAACAGATCATGCTTGAGCCGAAAGAACAGTTGCTCCTGGCACAGTACGCCACGAAGGCCCGTTTCGGGGAACCGGTTATTGTGGAGGGTTCGCTTTCTCCACTACCGGCACATGATCCGGCAGCTCTCTTAGAGCGCCGCCGCCGCGCAGATACTGGCAACGACCTCTATACGACTCTGAATGTCATTCAAGAGAATGTGCTTCAAGGTGGTGTGAGAGATCGTGGCCGCCGCCACCCACGCACACGCGCAATCAAAGGTATTGACCAGACCGTCAAGGTTAATTCCCTGCTCTGGCAGTTCGCCCAGGAGCTGCGCGCTTACAAGTTAGAATCGTAGTCAAGAAAAACGCCTGGGTTTTGGCTCAGGCGGTGGATCGGGTGCCGGCGACGTTCTACAGGAACCGGCATCCGAAGAGATACTAGGAGTATACCATGACACAACAGCAACAATCACACTGGCAGGGTTCAGTCAAAACCGCACTGATGGTCAAGGCGCAAATTGCCGAGCGGTGGGGTGAGCAAGAGGCCGAGAAGTACAACCCCGAAGCGAACTGCTTCACGTTTAATACCTGGCGAGCCAAAGGCTTCAAGGTCAAAAAGGGCGAGAAAGCCCTCCGATCTTATACCTTCGTAGCATCACAAAGCGCTGAACCTGACGGTCTACTCGTGAATGGCGACGAGCAGGAGGAACAAGCGGGAGGCAGCTATCTTAAAGGCGTCTGCCTGTTCTACTACCTTCAGGTAGAGAAGCGCGAGGTCACGTCATGAAAACGATCTACTTTGAGAACGCCCACAGCCAGCCTATCACGGTATCTGATGATGGCTATGAGCTGATCAAGCAACTCATTGAAACGAGCAAAGCGTGCAGCTCCTGCGGCTTTCATTATGATGCAGCTAACCCGGAAGTGGCGCGCAATCTCTGCCTAGTATGCTTCCTCGGGGATAAGCGCAATATACCCCTGGAATATGTAGGGAGTTATACCAATAAGACGACCTATAATGAGTACCTCTATTACACTTTTATGGCTCCTGATGGTCACATGTGGGAGAGTTCCCCGACCTCGTATCACAATGAAGCAAGAGAGAGCGCTAGAACGACACTTGCTTATTGGGATTTCATTCTCCCCGGTTCCGTCGTCATCGATGGGGTAGAGCGGTTCCTTTCTCCTGAGTGGAGCATCTACGGGGATGTACGCGAACCGGTCGTGGTCGCTGTAAACACGCGCCATGATAGCGGGAAATCGTTCGTCTTCCTGCTCTATAAGGATGACCAACCCCGCGAGTTGAATAAGCGCAAGGGTGAGATCCGCAAGTTGTTTGCAGAGGCCAGGAAGCGCCTTGAAGCGACGAAAGATGCCAAGGGATACTATCACCCGTCCGATGGGTGGGAGTTCAGCCACGAGGTATATGACTCGAATCTGTATGAGTTTATTGTCCAGATAGAGCGTGAACGTTTAGCAGCAGGCCGTACAGCAGGTCGCACGGCCTACCTGAATTGGGAGTTGAGCCAGGGACTATGAACGATCCCTGGCAGAAGTTGTTGGAGGACGAGCGCGAGGAATTGCGCTTCTTCCTCCTTGAATTCTTCTCGGAGGAAGAATCAATGGATCAAGACGAAAAGGAAATGGTACAGCGTTGGATCGAAGAGGCAATCAAGCCGCTCGTGGAGCGCATTGAAGCACTTGAGCGCGACATGGATAACCACGAGCACGATGAGTATGCCAGTATTGATCATGTCGAGCGATCTGAGGAAAGCGTCAAGAATCAGATTTACCGATTGCGCAATGACCTGGACAACCTGGAATACCGCGTAAATGATGTAGATCGTAAAGCAGAACGGGCGCAATCCGCAGCCGATAACGCCAGCCGCAATTCTCGTGGCTGGTAAGGAGTAAGGTAATGACATTTAATCCTAACGAACACCTGATACAACTACAAGGCAAGGACTACCTCCCGGTCGCCTGGCGGCTCTGCTGGTTCCGTGATATCTGCCCTGAAGGCGAGATTAGTACGGAACTGGTAACACTGGACCTGAACCGTGAAACGACCGAGGAGGTGATGGTCTGGAATAATGAGTTGAAGCGTAAGGAGAAAGTTGTCAAGCAGGCCACCGGGTTCTGCGTTTTTCACGCCACCGTTGCTGATGGCAAAGGAGGAAGCGCTACAGGCACGAAGTCAGAGAAGGCTGCGAGCTTCCCTGATTATATCGAAAAATGTGAAACGGGCGCAGTCGGGCGAGCGTTAGCCATGCTTGGGTATGGGACGCAGTTCACAGGAGACGAGTTTGACGAGGGTGAGCGCCTGGCCGATGCACCGCTAGATCGCGGTCAAGTATCCGACAATGGGCACAAGGTAGTAGAAGCTGATAGAGTACAGCCTAAAGCAACGCCAGGCACTGAGCACCTTACTAATGGGGATGGTTCTCCGGCGTTCCCTGAGCGTATGAAACCTAGCGATGTGGAAAAGCTCTATAGCGATTTCTGGCTCTGGACGGGTTCAGATGATGAGGGCATTGTACGCAAGCGTTGGGAAGTCTGGAAACAGAGTCTCTTCAAGCAGGTGATTGCCGACCAGGACTTGACCGTGAAACAGGGGGAAGTCTTGCATGAGCGCCTGGTGGCGGCGCAAGAAAAGAAAGCCGCGAAGTAGCGAATAGTGGCTCGGGCTGAGCCTATCAGCCCAGAAAGGAAAGCACATGACAACATTCCCACCGCCGCCGCCGCGCATCCACGAAGAGCAGATCGTGCTCTTCTATCATGACAGTCAGAATAATTTTCACTGTCTTGATAAGACCTGTCCGTGTTGGGCAGATGAGCAAGAGGACAAGCAGGATGAAACAGGCACACATCCCCCGAATTGCCGGTGCGAGTGGTGCGAACCCTACGAGGCACCTCTTACCTAATCGTTTCGCCAATCGGCCCGCTGGTCGGCTTATAGGCCAGCAAGGAGAACGTCTTGAAACTAGCGATAATTGACCTTGATGGCGTGGTTGCTAATGTGGATGCTCGCTTCGCAGAGGCGGAGGAAGTGAAACAAGCCTACATTAAGCAGGCGGGCGGCTACCCCTATTATGATGAGCGGGAAGCGACGAACGTGTACTGGCGTGCGGTGTTCGACCCGGCGCAGGTGCCGAAGGATACGCTAATCGACGGTGTGGTAGAGTCTCTCGTGGCTATTCGCGGTCATGGCTATAAGCTTGTCTATCTCACTTCTCGCCCGGAAGCCATGCGAGAAGCTACAGAAGTATGGCTTTATGAACATGATGTACTTGATGGCAATGTCCAGGTTTTCATGAAAGCCCCGGCATTTCAGTACGTGAAAACAACCGTCTGGAAAGCAGGTATGGTGCAGACGCTGGCGGCGCTCTATGGCGCAACTGATCTCTTGATCATCGATGACGAGCAGGCGAATATCAACGAGCACCTGAAATACTTCAGCAATGTGCAGACCCGGGAACTATGCAGGAGCCTCGCTGAAGCTGTGGAAAAACTCAATGGCACATGGGTCGAGCCTGATCCGTTCTTGCCTGAGTTTCCAGCCGAGTAGGATTGACAACCCGATACCCGGATGATAGCATAAGAGCGGTATGACGAGTGGCCCCCAGGCGCAGGTGGGTAGGTACCATAAGACCTAGAACAGCGCTGGCCCACCTTCGGTAAGGTCGAAGGTGGGATTTTTTGCAAGGGAGGTGACGCTACCCGAAAGAGATTGACAACTGAAAAGAAGCACAGACAACCCAAGCCCTCCGTGTGCGGAACGTCCGGAGGGCTTTTATTTTGTGCTATACTACCAATGGTTACACATTCATAGATATTCTCCTTGAGACGCTAGCTGGATCAGAGCTGGCGTTTCACCGTTTTAGGCTTTCCATTTTGTGCTATAATCAACGGTATAGATTTGTTAGAAATGGTGCGGTCACCATGGACCAGGATACCGATCAGATGCCGGTAATACGCTTGAAACACCTATCCCCGACCTGGGTCAAACAATTAGATGAAGAGGTCGGCAAAAGGGGCATGTGGTGTGACCTCCTGGCGATCTTCCGCGGCCTGGGCCAGCCGGTCGTGGCGCGTATTACCGAGGATATCCTGCACCGACCGCGCAAAACGAACGATTAGCAAGCTACTTTTTGCGGCAGTGGGGCCAAACCCGTTGGCGAGTCCGGACGTTTAGGCGGGTTACGGTTTTCTGCTTGCTCCGGACATAGCACGAGGGGCTGCCGTCCCCTTTCTAACCGGCTTACCATAGCCTGGCTGAGGCAATGTGCATCCTAGCCCTGTGGCGAAGGATGGGTGCTTTGAGGAGCATATCAGCCAGGCCCCCGAACTTGACTTTAAGTGAACCCAGGGCTATACTATTGCTATAGAACGTGTCAAGTAACGCAATACATCGATTTTCGGCGTTCTCAATCCACGGATTGAGGCGCCGTTTTTTATTGGAGTAAGCAAGCAGGCAACGTGTACACTAATTGTTGTTAGTGGCAATGTATCAGCGCAGAATAGCGGTAGAACAGGCTTTACAGGCGGGGAGATGACCCTTGACCGATTGGAAAGCAATTCAGGCTGAGTATGAGCAGGGGGCTACTTTGCGCGCGCTTGCAGCCAAATACGACGTTTCCAAGACAACCCTTATCCGCAAACGCAATAGCGAGGGTTGGACCACGGACCGGACCACTGGACCACGGACCGGACCGCATACCCCCATCTCTGGTCCTATTGCCCATTTCCCTATTCCCGATGACGCTGCAACCATTGCCCGTATCGGCTTGCATCAACTGGCTCAGCACCTGCAAGCCGACGAGATCCTACCGATTAGCTCGCACAAGTCACTTTCCGATGCGTTGGCTCAGTACGTCAAAGTGCTGATTGTCGCGCCGCGTGAGACAGAAGCGCAAGACGTGCTCAGTGTGCCGCTCAATAAGATATCGCCTCGCACACGGTTGGCTATTCAGCGCCTCTTAGATGAGGATGCGGAAGCGCAAGAACAGGAGCAGGTGAGCTGATGGCGATGACACTCCTCAATGCGCCGCTGACCGACGATGAAAAGAAGCAAGCCTTGCGCTATGCTCTCACCTTCAAGCACTTCGCCAAAGCCGCCTGGCCTGTGATTGAGCCGGGCACACCGCTGCTGTGGAACTGGCACCTGGACGTGATTTGCGATCACCTGCAAGCGGTGTTTGAACGGCGCATCAAACGCTTAGCCATCACGCTTGCACCAGGGCACGCCAAGTCCTCGTTTGTCTCGGTGCTCTTCCCGGTATGGTGCTGGATCAACGACCCGTATAGCAGGTGGTTATGTGCCTCGCACTCGTTAGACCTGGCTGTGCGAGACAATAAGTACCGGCGTGACCTGATTGAGTCTGAATGGTTCCAGGATCGCTACGGGCATCTCTTCAAGCTCTCCACGAGCCAGAACGTCAAGATCTTCTTTCAGAACAACCGGCGCGGCTATTGCATGTCCGTGGCCGTGCGCAGTTCTGCCACCGGCAAACGCGCTAGTCATCTCTTGATCGACGATCCCAACAACGCGATGGCTGGCCGTGCCGACATCGAAGCGACAAAAGAGTGGTTCGGCAAAACGTGGATGAGCCGATTGAATGACCAAGAGAACGGGCCCATGATTGTCGTTGGCCAACGATTAGACGAGGACGATCTGATCGGGCATATTCTCAAGCAGGGCTGGGAGCACGTCGACCTACCGGAAGAATACGAGCCTGCACGTGCTCAGAGCACTTCGCTTGGCCATTACGATGTGCGCACACAAGAAGGCGAGCTGCTCTGGCCTGCAAAGTTCCCACGCGAGGTGTTAGAGACGCTCAAACGCGGCTTAGGCCCGCTGCACTACTCATCGCAATACCAGCAAAGCCCGATCCCCTATGGCGGCTTCATCTACAAAGAGCGTGATCGACGCTGGTTCACGGTCGATCAACAAACACAATCCTACTTGCTTGAAACACCACGAGGCCGTGTCACCGTGCCGATCAAGGATTGCTGGAACCTGGCCGTGATTGACCTGGCCGTCTCCACGAAAAGCACCGCCGACTTCTTCTTGATGGAAACGTGGGCCATCACGCCGTATAAGGATGCGCTCTTGCTGCACGCGCTCCACGAGCACCTGGACTTTCCAGAGCAGCAGCAGCAGATACCGCTCATCTTCCAACGCTTTATGCACAGCATCATCGCTGTTGAGAAAGTGGGCTATCAACTGGCAATGATCCAGTATCTCATCTCGCTAGGCTTGCCCATCAAGCCGTTCCAACCGAAGACCGATAAGATCATGCGTTCCACCACCGGCTCCATCCTCTATAGCAACGGCAAGGTCTATCACAACAAGAACATGGAGGGCATCGAGGAAGCAGAGAAAGAACTGTTCAGCTTCCCCAAAGCGCCGCACGATGAGTACCCGGATTGCCACGCCATGATGGCGCTTGTCATTTCAACCTATGGCCGTCCAGGTCTGCTGGACCTGGACGCCGAAGAAGAAGAGATCGACACCACGCTTTCGATAGAGCACATCATCCAGGCCGAGGCGCTGACAGCCGAGCAAGCTGAACTAGCAGAGGAAGAGGCGAAAACAGCAGAGCAGGAGGTATTCACCAAAGGCGGGCTGCTGATCAATCCGTGGGAATGGGCGCAAGAGCACGAAGGCGAAGGAGGTGGATGGGAATGAAGCTAATAGAAGCGGTCAGTGCAGTGATGAGCTACCTGGTTCGTCAGCAGACGCTCTTCACGCTGACAAAGGCGTGGGAAGTCACAGAGGCGCATTTCAGAGTCTCCGTGCATCAATACCAGCCGGAGAATATCACCCGTGTGTTTGATGTACTGCTTACCGACGTAGCCGATTGCTGGAATGTCGTAGAGGTGGCTATATGAGTAGACGCAATAGAAACAGAGGCTACGGCCATAGCACGCAGCAAAAGGACAACCCGAACGTCGCGGTCGTCGTGCAAAATCAGGGCGTCGGCACACCTGCTACAATGCCGAGGAATATGCGAGCGTACATCCAGGAAGGTTATCGCTCAAAAACTGTCTTCCGTGTAGTTGGGCATATCGCCAGGGCCGGAGCCGGTATCAAATGGAAGCATTATACCGACAAGAGCAAGCAAAAAGAGATCACCGGGCAGAATGACGAACTGATGACGCTATGGGATACACCTGCGCCTAAAATCTCGGGTAGCCAGTTCAGAGAAGCGATGCTCGCCTATTATTGCCTGACTGGTAACTCGTATGTCCTGGGCATCAATGCCAGTATGCGCCCGGCGTCCAAGTTCGATGAGTTGTATAACCTGCGCCCTGATTTGACCAAGATCAAGGCCGATGAGAATGGGCCGGTCTATTATGAATTCGGCACGTTCACACCGCCGCGCCGCTATCCTGACCCGTTCGTGATGCACAACAAACTATTCGCAGGTAACGATGATATCTACGGCATGTCACCGGTAGAGGTGGCGGCCATGCTGATTGACGTACAGAAAGCCGGGCAAAAGTGGAACCTGGGTCTGCTGAACAATATGGCGCGACCAGGCGGCGCGTGGGTGACTGATGCGCTCTTGGGCGATCAGGAATATAAGAGTCTGAAAGATGAGATACGCAAGAAATTCTCCGGGCCGCGCAATGCCGGCGAAACGGCGATCTTGCATGGCGGTGTCAAGTGGCAGAGCATGAGCATGAGCCCGATGGAGTTGGATTGGCTCGAATCAGATACGAAGAGCGACCGCGACATTGCTGGCATCTTCTTTAACTTTCCAACCTTCCTACTTGGACTTGCGGACGCTACTTTTGATAATCAGGATGCGGCAAAGAGGTTCCTCTACACGGACATAGTGTTTCCACTCATGGACATGTTCGAGGACTCGCTCAACATGTGGCTCACCCCGCGCTATGGCGGGTATTTGGGCTACGACAAAGATGATGTAGAGACGATCGCTGACCAGCTCAAAGAGGCCAAAGCGCAGGATAGCGATAGAGCACAGGCTGAATTCACGGGCAGTACCGCGACCTTCCTGGAAGCGCGCGAAATACAAGGCAAGAAGCCATTGCCAGTGAAAGACTTCGTGATCATTAATAATATCCCGGTTCACATCGAAGACCTGGACGAGTACATCGAGGCGCTATCCGGCAAGACGATTAATCCGCCGTCACCTCCGCCTCAACTCCTACCACATACGATCGTTACCCCGGTGGATGATAATAACCCGGATAACCCGGTGGATGATAACCAACCGCTTCCTGATAATAAGCCGCCTCAGAAAATGCTGCCTCCTACTGTGCAAATCAAAGTGCTGGACTTACAGACCGCCGATGAGAAAGCGGCCTACATGAAATCGGTCGAGAGCCAAAGGATAAAATGGGAGAAGGTGATCGTGAGCAGGCTGCAAGACTACTTTAAGGACGAACATAAGACGATTGCCGCGGCTGTGAGTAGAGGTGATATCTCAGATGCAGCCCCCAACGCAGCACACGCTCTGACCGTCTTAGAGCAGCAAGGGACGCTGAAAAACTTGATTGTGAGTGTTTATCAAGATGTCGGGACAGACAGCGGGGAATCCGTCATAAAGGACTTGAAATATGGAGAGAAGCCGTTTGAGCAGAAACAACTTGCACTTGATTTTAACCTGTATTCACCGGATGTGCTGGTCTATCTTTTGTCGATGGCGGGCACGAAGGTCAAGCAGATCGATGAGTATACGCTCGCGTTGCTCCAAAGCGCTCTGGCCGATGGAGTCGAGGCAGGAGAAAGCATCCCGCAGCTTTCACAAAGGGTCGATGATCTATACGCATTCCAGACCGAAGAACGGATCAAGACCATAGTCAGTACAGAAGTCGTAGCAGCATCGAACTATGGTAGCCAGGAGGCAGCTAAAGCGTCTGACCTGTCGCTGAATAAGGTGTGGCTGGCTACGAACGACGGTCATACCCGGCCTGACCATAGAGAAGCAGACGGGCAAACAGTAGGCATGGACGAACCGTTTGAGGTTGGCGGCTCACAGTTGATGTTTCCAGGCGATACGTCATTAGGGGCCAGCGCTGGCGAGATCGTGAATTGTCGCTGCACGCAATACTACGAAAATGCGCCTGACAGTAGCCTGGAAGATGATATCAGTAAAGCATTGACGCGGTTAGCCAGGTCGTTACCGCAAGTAGCCGTACCGCGAGATCAGTATAGAGCATTATTAAAGGCAAAGCGATGAATACACAAGTCGAAGAGTATATCGCCAACCTACTGAGTCTGGGCCTTTCGCGCAGCCAGGTGAGCGCGAAAGGCTATGATTATGCACTGGCGTTATTACTTGAGCAGGAAGCCGAGGGCGCGTCTGTCACAGCGGCCATGATGGCGCAGGCGGCGATGCTGGTCAGGGATGCCTTACCCAAAGCATATCGCCTCTATGAGACGAAACAAAGGATGTGGTGAGCTATGAGAACACCAAAGATCGAACGCAAAACCGAATACTTCCCCATCCTGGGCGGCGAGATCAAAGCCACTAACGATGCACAGGGTATCGTTGAGGGCTACCTCAACTATATTGGGAACATCGATTTTGGCGATGATCGCACGATGAAAGGCGCGTTTCAGAAGACGCTGAAAGTCTCGTATGCGCGCAAGTCAGCACAAGACCTGGATTACTTGTGGCCTTATCTCTGGAATCACAACTATGATAATCCTCTTCTTGTCCCAGGTGGCATTTTCGATGCCGATGAGGATCACAAAGGGCTCTACATCAAAGTGAAGCTCTTGCAAGAAATTCAGATAGGCCGGGAACTCTACGCCAGTTTCAAAGCCAGAACGATCACCAAGCAATCGATGGGGTATATAGCGCAGCAAGTTGATTGGGTGAAAGAAGAAGGCCGCTCTATCCGCAATTTGCTGGAAGTAGAAGTAAAAGAGGGAAGCGCTGTTGTCTTCCCCATGAATGACTTATCCCAGGTAAACATCGTAAAAAACGGTATGAGGAGTTTTTTTATGAAAGGTAAAATAAAGCAGGAATCGCCTGCTGTGATCACAACCAAAGATTATGCGTCAGATTATGCGCAAGTGACACAACAGGACTGGGTTTCGGACCTCTGGAATCTCTGGTATCCGTTCAGGAATGCCATGACCCAGGCGTTCGCAATTGGCGATCGGCCAGCAGAGGATGTCGATACAGCTTTAGAGCAGTTTGGCGTAGCTGTGCGTGCGTATGTGCAGCAAGGGATCGCGCTAAACATGACCGAGTACCTGCAACCTGACGACGATGAGAGTACCGCCATGCCGCTATATATGAGCGCCGATGATAATCCGGAGACGAAAGAAGCTAAAGCGGGCCGGGTGATCTCAGCGGCTAATCACACCAAACTGACCAAAGCAGCTGATGGTATCCATGAGCATGTGAAGGCTATCAAGGAAGTGCTCAAGTCGGCGGCGACCCAACGAGCGGCAGACCTGCAAGGATACCCCGTCTATTCATCCTCTGAGAACGACCCGACGCCTGAGCAGAAACAAGATGAGCAGGACGGTAACGCGGAAGCGCCTCCTGCGGATATGCACACGCTGCTGGATGATCTGGTCAACGTGCTACACGCACAAAACTCGTTTCGGGGTATCTAGTCCGGTATGGTATACTATTAACAGGTCGGTTTTTTGGCATAAGAAAAACGGTCCTTTCTAGAGCTAGTCCCTTGCCTACCACCAAGTACTGAGGGGCTGGTTTCCGCCAATAACACCAACGGGCGCTGATTTATCTACCCCGTTAACACAATGACCCTGGCACAATTGAATACAAACGAAGGCGCTGCTTAGACTACCCTTCGTGACATAACAACCGAATAAACGCAGTGGGCGCTGTATATCTACCCCGCGAGCGTGGATGAAACGTAAATTTCAGCCATGAACGGAGGTAGATTTTTTATGACAACGAGTTTTGTAGAACTCAAAGAGCTGACGGACGAGATTCAGAAGCTCAACAAGCACCTCGACGACCGTGTCAAAACCATCGAGGAGCGGCAAGACAAGACCGAACTGAAGATCAGCCAGGGCGGGCCCATCGCGGCCGAGGCCCGGGCTGAACTGAACAAGATCAACGAGAAGATCAGCGGCGAGATTAAAGAATACAAAAAGCTGGTGTTGCAGCATAAAGAAGAGATGCTTGCCATGCAGCGCCCCCCTGTCGCGGGCGGCTATCCTGGCTCTACTGCTGGCTCTTACAAACCCCCTGCTACGAAAGCGATTGAGAAGTTCCTGAGAAAAGGCGGCGATGCAACCGCGCTTACCAGGGAAGAACTTTCGTACATCTCCTTCAACCACATGGACTACGACCAGTTTACGCCCGAACAGAAGGTTATGGTCAGCGCTGCAGCGGATCTTGGAGGATTTTTTGCTGGAACGGATTTAAGTGACAAGTTTATCCAAAAGCTGTTCTTGATTTCACCCCTGCGCTCTTTAGCCGATACGCAGACCATCGGCGGTGAGAAATTGCTGATCCCGAGTGAGGGAACCACAGACACTAACATCTTCTGGTCGGATGAGCAGACCGGCTTCCAGGCGTCCCCTGATCCGAACCTGGGTATGATCGAGGTGTTTGCCCGCGAACTCAACGGTTACCTCAAACTCAGTCGGCAGAACCTCGAGGATAGCGTGTTTGACGTGGAAGCCTATATCCTCAAGCGTCTCACCCGTCAATTTGCCCAAAAGGAAGGCACGGCATTCATCCTGGGTAACGGCGTGGCGCGTCCTGAAGGCATCCTGACGGTCGCGGCGCAGGCTTCCTTTGGCGGCATGAACGGATTGGTCGGTACCGACAGTACCAACCATAAAATCCTGCCAACCGATATCATCTCGCTCATGCACGTTGGCAAATCAGGGTACCGACCGACCGCAACCTGGCTTATGAGCAACGCCACCATAGGCGCGTGTCGGCTGTTTGCCGACACCACGACCCGCCCACTCTGGACCATGTTCGGTGACGAATTCCGGGAAACCCTCTTCGGGAGGCCCATAGTTGAAATGCCTGATATGCCTAACCCAACTACAGGCGCGAACGTCTACACCGCCGGTCAGCTGCCTGTGATCTTCGGCGATATCGGGCAAGGCTACCAGATTGTGGATAGGGTCGGCCTGACCTTCCAAACCTTGAAAGAACTGTTCGCCATTCAGAACCAGGTGGCCTACCTCGCGCGCGTGCGCGTGGGTGGTAAGGTCGTGCTTCCTGAAGCGATCTCTGTACTGAAGATGGCCTAGTTGTCCTTTTGCTGTAAAGGCAAAAGACAAAGGAGATAGAACACATGTCTTTTCCGGGTGTGATCGGGAAAAACCCGAGTAAATACCTCTGGGCGATCCAGACGCTTTTGCCGAAAGCCTATATAGGTACAGGCACATCAGGAGCCGATATCAACCGCTATCGCAATGGCGGTTATAGTGCGCTTGCCCTGGTGTTCATTCCAGGGCTCTGGACTGACGGGACACACACCTTTGTGATTGAGGAGGCGGACGACAACGGCTCAGGCTCGCCTGGCACGTATAGCACTGTCGTTGCAGCTGACTTGATGCCTGGCCCTGAAGTGGGGGTATATGGCACGGCTGCTACGTTCTTGCCTTTCAACGCAGCCTCTACCGTCGTGCAGAGGATCGACTATATTGGGCGCAAGCAATGGGTGCGCGTGCGTTCTGTTGAAGCAGGTGTCACTACCGGCGCGGTCTACTCCGTGCTGGCTCTCCTGGCAGCGCCGAACATCTTCCCGGCTGCGTAAGAATTGAGGCATGGCGCATGGATAGCTTGAAACTTGATTGGCAAGTCACGGTACCGGTAGCGGTAGAACCTGTGCAGCTTCCCGATCTACGGTCGCTCGTCACAGGTTCCTACCTGCGCGTAGATTTTAGCGATGACGATACGCTACTTACTGCCTTGATCTCGCAATGTCGCGCCGATGCGGAGCGGCTGACCGGGAAATCATTTGCCCCGCAGACGCTGCAAGCACAGTGGACCATGCCTCAAATCAATGCCGGGAGTCTCACCGGCCCTGGCTTGCTCTATGACCAGGATTTCTACCAGTACAACGAGTCGTTGGGAGCGAACCCGTTTAGCCCGGCTCCGTTCATCTTGCCCATGCCACAACCACCATTAGTGGCGGTGAGCCTGTTTGAGTACCGGCAAACCGCGTTCGCAGCCTGGCAGACCTGGCCTCAATCGGTCAGTGGAGTGTCGCAGTATGTGGTGGACACGTTGCCTATTCCTGGCGTGGTCTACCTGCAATATCCGCCTCCGGCCTACCAGTACCGGCTGACATATACCGCGGGTTATACGACATTACCGCCTGAACTGAAACTACTGTTGTTGCAGTACATCGCCTGGAAGTATGAAAACCGGCTCGGTGAGGACAAATCAGACGAGCTACGAAACATCTTCGTAGGCAGAAAGACATGGGTGTTATGAGTATACGTGCACGATTTCGACTTGATCAGGTAAGTCGCTCGCGTGCCTTTTATAAAGAACCGGGAGCCGAAGAAGCGCAATCCGTTGAGGGAGCTTTTGTCCAACTCAATGGCGTGCAGGGCGAACCGTTTGGGAGTGCAACGCCCTCGGCGCACCTGGAAATGCTGATCGTCAATCCAGCGGCGGCGGCGGTCTTTTTCAATGCCCATATCGGGCAAGAATTCGATCTCGTCATTTCGCCTGCAAAAGGGTAACTCATGCCATCGCTCTCAAGCCGCAAACAAGTCAGTTCGACAGCATCAGGGCGCAAGGTCTATGCCAAATTCCAGAAGCTCACCGGCACACCAGACGGGCAAGGCGGCTTCGTCGGCGGTGGCACCTGGACGGATGTGCCAGGACTAACGGAAGTGCCTATCACGATTAGAACCTGGTCGCCTTATGAGAAGTTCATGGCGCAACAACTCTACCCGGGCGTGCAGAGCAGGGCGTTCATGCGCTGGCGGCGCGGCGTCAACATTCTCGTGCAATGGCGCATGATGTACGGCAATCACACGTACTGGATACGCGGTGTGAGCAACTACGACGAGGCGAACACCGATATCATTCTCTACCTGGAAGAATGGCAAGCCACGGGAACTGTCCACTAGAAAGAAGGATGAAGATAATCATGATGCAGTTCTACCAAAGCGCCACGGTTCAAGTTCAGTTGGCTGATCTGATGACGATATTCATCTTTGCGGTTCACAATTTCTGCTGTGCGGTTCTTTTTCCAATGCATTGGATGAGCAGAGGTAAAAGTTTGAAACTCAATAGCCAGCTCCGCTTGTCGTCGCTTTACTTGAAGGTAGGGAAGTACCTGCTCCAAGAAAATTTGTGCATCGGAACTGTAAATAGCCCATGCCCATTGAGGGCGGCGATTGTTGTTCTGGCGGCTTGGGTGGTTAGTGCGAGTGGTGACGAAGCCACCAAATGTGTCATGCAGCCATTCAATGATAGGCAGGTCGCACATGCTGATGCGCACAACCAGGTAATGATTCGGACGTTTGTGATGCCCTGCTGGCTTGATTCCCTGGACGCCAATGTTGCCTTCTCCATCAATCAAACCAGCCGTATAAGCCAAAGTTTCTGGAGTCATTGGACGCCTTCCTTCTTAGCGAGTTCACGGATTGCTAGTTCAATAACAGCAGTTTGGGTAACACCAAGTTTCTGTGCAAGAGCAGCCCGCAATCGTTTAGCTTCGGCACTGAGACGAATACTGCTTGGTTTACGAGAGGGATGGTTCATAGATGTTCCTCCTGGTGATGTAATACAACGTAGTGCAATTGTAGCACAGTATGCACTACGTTGTCAAGGGACGGTTCACTCATGAGCGATGAAGTCACGATCAGCGGCATGGAAGCGGCATTCAAGAATATCGATGAGGAATACACCAGGCAAGCTGAGCACGCCAATAAAGCCGTACACAGCGCCGGGTTCACGGCTCAGAAAGTCGCCAAGATCAACTGTCCGGTTGGCACGCCTGAAAGCACAGGCATCAAAGGTTATCATGGCGGGCGGCTGCGGGCGTCGCTCCATGTGGATAACTCGAAATACCTGGAAAGCACGGTTGGAACAAATGTTTATTATGCGCTGTGGGTGCATGAGGGGACGCGCAAGATGCAAGGTAGGCCGTTCTTGAGAAAGGGTTTTGATGCAGGGTCCAAGCAGTTGCAGGCTGAGCTAGGAGTGAGCATTTGAATAGGCAAGCGCTGATCGAGCAATTAGCCGATAAAGAACATGCGAGCTGGGCACGATGGATGGACTATCTTTTCAACCGATGTGACCTTGAGCAAGGGAGGAATCACTTTCGTTATATCATCCCGCATGAACTGGTACAGCGATGGAAACGGCAAGCCGATACGCCATACGCCGGGCTCTCTGAGAAAGAGAAGCAATCGGATAGGGACGAGGTAGCGCATATCTTGCCGATCATCGATGAGTATATGAAACAGGCTGTGACCGCAATCAGCAATGCTCAAATGAAGCAAGGCGTGCGCTTGCATCCAGATGCGATGCTTCGTGCGATTGAGGAAATGACATGAGCACGCAAACATCCTTAGGCGAAGTGCAGGCGGCTGTCTATGCCCGTCTCACCGGCGATACTACCTTGATGGCGATGCTAGCGACTCCGCTCATGGGAACGTATGCCGTGTTCGATTTCGCTACCGTGCCTGAAAGCCAGCCATTCCCTTACATCACGGTGGGCGATGCGCATGAGCAGCCCTTTAATGCGTTTGGCCGACGAGGATATCTCACCGCATACAAACTGCACATTTGGGATAGTCAGTTCGGTGGCTTTGCGAAGTCTCAAGCGATCCTTGCCAGGATGAACTTCCTGCTCGATCAAAAACCGATGACGCTTGCAAGTCAATCCCTGGTCTACTTTCTCTACCAGGCGGCGATCCAGATGAACGACCCAGGCGATTATAAAGTCTTACACACCTCTGTAGAGTATGAAATCTTTACACAAGAATAGGAGATGCCACTATGGCTGTAGCTGCATATCCAGCGACGCTGAAGATTGGCGCGAACGCCATTCTGGACATTCAAACCCACGATTTGCCGTTTAAGATGGGCACCGACGAAACTACTGCTTTTAGCGGTTCCGGTGGTGCTGCTGTCGGGACAAAAACGTTTGTTCCAACCCTGCTAGAACTGCAGTGTAAGATATCGGGATCGTGGAACAAGGCGGATACCAACGGGCAGCTCGTGATCGAAACCGCGTTCTTTGCCAGGACGCTGACGACGTTCGTGTTCTCGCCCAATGGCACAAATACCTACACGTTCTCGGCCTGGATCACGGACTATAACATCAAGACGGATCCCAAGTCACGAGTCACCGTCGATTTTAGCATCCTGATGAACGGTACCGTTACCCTGGCTTAATAACTAAGAAAGGAAGGCCACACGATGGCTGTAGCTGGTTACTCATCGCAAGTTTTAGTCGCGTCTCTACCGTCTGTGGCCTTGACTGACGATGCGACCGCGACGGTAGACGGAGGTATCACCTATGTGACGTCGGTGGCTGCCCATCGCTACCTGGACAAATCGGTAGCAACGGTGGTACAGGCGCAATTTGACGAAGTGCAGCAAATTGCGCTCACAGGCAACCCGACCGGTGGGACGTTCACTCTCACCTTCGGCGGTCAGACGACAGGAACAATCAACTGGAATGACCCGGCCTCAACCGTGCAAACCAGGTTACAAGCCCTGTCGAGCATCGGTGCAGGTAATGCTCTGGTGACCGGTGGGCCTGGGCCTGCTGCGCCGTGGGTCGTTGAATTTGCTAGCACGTTGGCAAAGACGGCTGAAGCGTTAATCACACGCACCACAAATAGCCTGACAGGTGGTACATCTCCTGATGCGGTAATCACGCGCATCGTCGGTGGCAGTAACGTCTATACTACGATCACCCCTACTGGCTCGCCACCTTTTACACTGTTTCGGGCCAATGCGCGTATTGTGTTCACGCAAGCCATACCGGGCGCACTCGTGCGCTTTCACTCAGGTAACTACTTCCCCTATGCTGTTATTGCCGAGGCGGCATCCTGTGAATTCACCGGCAAGATGAACACCGAGGACACCACGACGTTTGTGAGTGCGACGGCTTCCGGTGGCGCGCACAGTTTCACGCCAACGCTGCTTGAGGGAACATTAAAGTATGGTTCATTCTGGATCAACATTGCTCGGGCGCAAAGCCTGGTAGCTCGTGATTTCTTGATTGTCTCATTCCAGACACCGCCGGGGAACCGCTATGAGGGTTTCTGTTATGCAAGCGATTGCAACATCAAAGACGATGTGGGCAAGGTGGTGACGCAGGATTTGGTATTCCTGCTGACTGACGAGTTCTTTAATTCTTAGAAAGGACCGATATGGCACATTCAGCATTAGAGGCGCGGGCCTTACTGTTTCAACGCAAATTGCAAGAGAAGCCGGTCATCTTCTCTATTCCAGGGGTAGAGGAATTGGACGGCGAACTTTCGATGCTTGAACTCAGAGCGACCGAGTTGAAATGGTGCGAGAAGCTCTCTGATACGCCCGATGGCACGGATGAAATACTCATGATGGCAGCGGTCGTTGCCAGGTCGTTGATTATGCTCGATACCAAAGAACGCCTGTTCAGCGATACGGACATTGATACCGTGGCCGACTTCGGCCTTGCTGCCTTGAAGCCGCTCTCTGACCTGGCGTCCGAGGCATCCAATATCGGGGTAGACCTCTTAGCCGAGGCTAAAAAAAAGTTAGCCGCAGCCCAATTGCCCGATTCCAACTCTTCCTCTACCGTGAACTCGGAGCCGCCGGCAGTGGCCTTACCCTCGATGAATTCTTCGAGCGTATGACGGCCACAGAATTTCATGAGTGGGTCGTTTTCTATCAGTTGGAAAAAGAGGACCATGAAGCGGAGATAGCAAAGGCCAAAGAGGAAGCGAAAGCAGAAGTAGAGGCCGAGAGAAACAGGCAAACATGAGTACAGTCCTGGGTGACATTCTTATCAAATATCGCGCCGATATCTCCAATTTGTCCAGTGGCGTCAAATCGGTGAAGTCCGACATGTCCTCGGTAGGTGATACCGCGAAAAAGTCAAGTGACGCTATCTCATCTTCGCTGAAAAAAACGGGTGATACTGCTGAAAAGACGGGCGGTAGTTTCAAGCATCTGCTTGAGAGGGGTCTTGAATTCGCCGCAATCGATGCAGGACTATTCACCGTTGGGGGCGCATTAGGGGAACTCAAAAACCAGTTCGAGGATGTCATTGCAGTTACCGAGAAACACGGATTTGTCGAAGCGCAGACCAACCAGGTATTGAAATCGACAAAAGATGTCTCAGGCGAGACAACCCAATCGCTCAATGATATGGCCGATGCATTTTCGCAAACGACCGACTTTTCGCATGATACCGTGCAATCAGGAGAGAACCTACTACTCACCTTCACCAACATCGGCAAGGGCGTGTTCCCACAAGCTACACAATCTATCTTAGATGTGAGCCAGGCGATGGGCCAGGATTTGAAGTCAAGTGCGATCCAGGTCGGCAAGGCATTAGGCGATCCACTCACCGGTATGACCGCCTTGCAGCGCATCGGGGTCACGTTCTCAGCATCCGAAAAAGAGCAGATCAAGACGATGATGGCCCACAACAACATCATCGGCGCGCAGAAGGTAATCTTGCATGAACTCGGTACCGAGTTTGGAGGCAGCGCACAAGCTGCGGCGAAGACCTTCGGGGGTCAGATAGGTATCCTCAAAAACACATTTGAAGACCTCAAGATCAAGATCGGTACGGCTGTAATGCCTATTCTGACGCAGCTCATGAAGTGGTTTACCTCGGAGGGAATGCCAGCTTTAGCAAAAATAGGCGGGCTACTCATGAGTGTCGTTGGGCCAGCCTTTAAGGCGCTCGGGCCGATTATCAAAAGTGTGATGGGGTATTTTCAGAGCGAAGGGTTTGCCTCACTCGTCGCAGACTTTCAAACACTGGCTACCGAAGTTGGTCAAATTCTCGGGCCAGCCTTGCGTAATCTTATTCCTATCGTCCAGGGATTACTTGCAGGTGGCCTCGGGCAGCTCGGGTCGTTCTTCACAGGAGTGCTTGTACCTGCTATAGATAACCTGGTCTTTGGATTGGGACAATTCGTGCTTTGGATGCAGGGAGCCAACCCCTGGGTGCAGGTCATTAAGAATGGACTACTTGCGATTGGTCTGGCTATCGCCGGTATGAAACTCGCCATGTTTTTGCAGACGTTACCGGCGCTTATTGGCCGACTTGCAGCGTGGGCAATCGGCCAATGGGCGGTTGCGACTGCAACTATCGCAACCGCCTTACCCTATATCCTGATTGGTGCGCTTATTGCAGCGGTTGTATTTGGCATCATCATGGCGATCCAGCACTGGGGGCAAATCGTCAAGTGGTTGGGCGATGTGTGGGCCACGGTGTCAGGCTGGATCGGGGCTCGTTTCTCCTGGCTTGGTGGGGTTGCACATGTCGTGACTTCAGCGATAGGGTCTGCGTTCAGTTGGCTTGGTGGGGTTGCGCATGCGGTGGGGGCAGCCATAGGCGCTGTGTTTGACTGGATTGGCACCCGGATTGCCATCTGGCTCTCAGCCTGGCGGCTGGTGTTTCAGCTTGCCGGCGCTGCCTTCTCCCAGTTCGGCTCATTCATTCAAGGCATCATTTCAGGCATAGGCGGCGCATTTTCTGGTCTGGGCTCGCTCATATCCGGGGTGTGGAACGGGATCGTCGGGGATATCCGGCAGGCTATCAACTGGATCATCGGCATGATCAACGGCTTCATTGGCGGTATCGATTCTATCGGTATCGATCTCGGGCCTATCCACATTCACCCGAATATTCCGCAAATCCCGTATCTGGCTTCGGGCGGCTATATTCAGTCGACCGGCATTGCAGTGGTACATGCAGGAGAGAGCGTAATCCCGGCACATGCCAGTGCTGGCGGCTATGGCGGGCAGACGATCATCTTAGAGGTAGATAGCGTGCAGCTCGCAAAGATCGTGAATACAGGTACAGACCGGACTGTGCGGCTCAAGCTCGGCGCGAGAGGCAGGGCTGCATAATGGGTACTTTAAGCGTTGCCATTAACAGCATTCCTGTGCAGGTAAAGGAAGGCAGCTTTGCCGAGGATGATAGTATCAACGCCGTGTCTACTCTCGCCTTCAAGGTGAAGGACGACGCAGGCACTAGCCATTTCAGCAAAGGCCAGCCGGTGAGTGTCACTGATTCCGTCTCAGGAGTCAGTTATACCGGGTTTGTCTCA